CGAGTTTGACTTTGAAGTTGAGGGCGGATCAACCCAGCCAGTCAACGAGTCCTTCCGCCGACAGATGGCACTCCAGGTTGTGGACGCAATGGCTCCATTTGCCCAGGCAGGAATTCTGGACATGGCAAAGCTGGCAACTTATGTGCTTCAGCAGGGTTTTGGTATCAAGTCTGCTGCTGGATTCATTATGGCTCCGCCCCCTCCAGCACCTGAACCGGCTCCGGCACCGGTTCCTCCGATGCCTGAGGCATTGCCACCAGCACCTGGTGGTATGCCGATGGACCCAGCGATGCTGGCTCAAATGATGCCCGAGGGGATGCCACAGCCACCAGTTATGTAACGAACTTCCTTATGGTGTAGAGCAACCCATGGAGGACTCAAGTGAGTGACATAGTTAGCAATGAAGTCGAGACCGAATCGGCCCCTGTAGTTGAACAGCAAGTTCAGCCGGAGGGACAACCGCAGGAAGTTACAGATGTAGTTGAAACTCTGACAGAAGAGCAGATTGATCTTCTTCCTGTTGATGAGTTCGGTGACAAGTATGTGACCGTGACCGTTGCAGGTGAAGAGATAAAAGTTCCTTTGAAAGAGGCGCTTTCTGGCTACCAGCGTCAAGCGGATTATACCCGTAAGACACAGGAGTTAAGTGAGCAAAAGCGACAGCTTCAATTTGGTGCTGCTTTGCAAGAAGCCTTGCAGAACAACCCCAAGGAGACGCTGGAACTGCTTTCTAAGCATTACGGAATCAACGAGCAATCCGTCCCTGATGAGGCGGAACTTGATTTGGATCCGGTGGAGAAGCAGTTCCGACAGTTGGAACAGCGAGTCCAAGCGTTTGAGCAAGCTCAGGCGATGGAGGAGTTGGAACGTACTATCGAAACGCTTCAGAACCGATATGGCTCTGATTTCGACGCTAATGAAGTTGTTTCCAAGGCCCTGTTCATGGGAACCTCCGATTTAGAGGCGGTCTACAAGCAAATCGCTTTTGACAGAGTGTACGAGGATGCGCAGTCAATTCGCCAAATTCGTGAGAAGGCAGCGAAGGAAACTGAGCAGATTACTGGTGCAAAGCGTCAAGCGGCGGTTGTCTCTGGAGGCTCCACGGCGAGTTCGGCAGATGTATCGGCAAAACCCATTTCATCTATCCGAGATGCTTTTGAATCCGCTAAGCGGATCCACAGCGTTTAGGACCAAACTCTAAGGAGAAAACAACATGCCAGGTAACGCCAACTTTGATGCGTTGCTCAGCACTACGCTGGCAAACTATCGTGCACAGCTCACGGACAACGTGTTCACTGCACGCCCACTGACCTACTTCCTCATGGACAAGGGTCGCATTCGTATGGTTGATGGTGGAACGAAGATCGTTGAACCGTTGATCTACGGTCAGAACGGCACCGTTGCATCGTACAGCGGTTACGACACCATTTCGCTGACTGCCCAGGATGGCATGTCCGCTGCCGAGTTTGACTGGAAGCAGTACGCTGCATCCATCGCAATCTCCGGTATTGAAGAGGCGAAGAACAACGGCGAAGCCGCAATCATCAACCTCCTTGAGGCGAAGATTATGCAGGCTGAGGAGTCGATGCGTGAAGGTTTCAACCAGATGTTCTTCGGTGATGGCACCGGCAACTCTGGCAAGAACTGGAACGGTCTTGGAAACCTTGTTGAGTCCGGCAACACCGTTGGTGGAATCAACTCGGCAAACGGCCAGGGCAACGACTTCTGGCGTTCGTACGAGGAAAACACCGCAGGTGCTTTGACCCTCGCACAGATGGCCACCGCTTACAACAGCGTGTCGGTTGGTAACGACCACCCAGACATGATCCTCACGACTCAGACCCTGTTTGAGAAGTACGAGGCTCTGTTGCAGCCGCAGCTCCGCTACACGGACACCAAGACCGCAGATGCTGGATTCCAGAACCTGCTGTTCAAGGCTGCTCCTGTTGCGTACGATGTGCATTGCACCGCAGGTGTTGTGTACTTCCTCAACAGCAAGTACCTCACGCTTGTCGGTCACTCGGGCAAGTGGTTCCAGCAGACGGATTTCGTCCGCCCAGAGAACCTCGATGCTCGTTACGCACTCATCATGTGCTACGGCAACCTCACGGTCCGCAACCGTGCGAAGCAGGGCAAGCTCACCGCAAAGACCGCCTAACGGTCCTAGGGGTGTTAAGATTGGGGAGGGGGGAAACCCCCTCCCTGATTCCCGAAAGGAAATCAAATGGCTAGAAAACCCAAAACATCGGCAATTGAAGCAAGGGTCGGACACAACACTGATGATTCTTATCGTCAGCGTCGTCGTGTTTCCGATATCAAGACTTCATACAACATGCCCTACCCAGGAAAGGGGCCCAGTCGTCCCTGGAACCCTGCCTATGGCAGAAATATGGAAAAACTTGAAGGTTCAATGGGAAGGGTTCGATATGAGGAAGATGGTGCCGATTATCGAAACTTTGAAAGAATCTACAGTGGCCCAACTGATGCCGTAGGTGTTTCTCTTCGCAGGAGACGAGAAGCAAACATGGGGGTAAAAGAGGGCAAGCCAAGAAATAAGAAAAAGAATCAAATCAAGAAAAATGCAAGGTAAGTAACAGAAATGCCAAGTTATTATCGGATACTAGACAACGGAGTAGAAAAGCCAATGGCAAGAGACCGTAAGCCGGCAGACCGCATGAAGCAGGGACTGTCAAAGAGCAAGAACAGCAAGCCAAGCCAGTTCAAGAAGAAGGGCGATTTCCGCATCGGTGGCACGTACAGCACCGGTCGTGCGATCACCATCGGAATTCCTGGCCAGAAGCCAAAGGTCAAGGGCAAGGCTGTTGCTGGCAAGGCACAGCAGATCCGCAAGGCCGACAAGGCTGATGCTTCTAAGCGTCGTATCAGTGGCACGACACGTGGCGGTCGTTCCAAGTATTAATCAGTAGGTCTGTTGCCTTCCCTCAGGCCACACTGGGGGAAGGTAACAAATAGGGCTATTGGTTGATGATGAAAAACGCTCAACCAGCCCATTCGCTTTACGGTGCACCCGTTTCGGGACAACGCCTCGCATATACAGAGAATGCGAAGATTGCGGCACCATCCGGCCCCTATGTGGGCCGTAATCGTTGCATTGGCAACGATGATACCTGTGAGGGCCCAAAGGCCAAAGGAACTGATTACTGTGTGGGGCATCTGCGTTCACAAGGGCTGGCTAAGTGATTACCCTGAATACCCTTCGGGATCAGGTTCGTGCCATGGCCGATCTGGACGAAACGGATCTTTCCGATTCCGTCATTGACCAGTTTGCCAAGGAAGGTTTTCAGCGCATTTACGCCTTGGAGCGTCGCTGGCCATATTTGCAAACAACGTTCACAACCTCAACGTCCGCAGGCATCAGATCGTATCTGATTGAAAACATCGGTGATATTCGAGAAATCATTTCAATTGTTGACACAAGTTCATCTGGCAATAGGTTTACTTTGATTGACCATAACAATGCGGAAGAGGTTTGGCTCGGGAATACCGACACACCAAGCCGACCGTATTTCTTTTCAATTTGGGAAAAGCAGATCCACCTGTGGCCGAAACCAGATACAACCTATACTTTGTTGATTCGTGCATACCGGAACCCGTCATACGACTGGTTGACCAGTCCGGATGACGATATTGATTTGGATGAATGGTTCCATGCCATTCTCCCGTATTTTGTTTTGGCACGTGTTTATCAGCGTCAGGAAGACGCAGAGTTGAGTGCGATGTACATGCGCTCCTTTGAAGAAGGAGTCGCATTTGCTAGACGTGACTTGATGAAAGCTTCAAGCGCACAACCTGTTGTTATGTCCGGTGGCAAGCGTTATCCAACTATGCGTCGCTGGTTGCAGACGCTTGGGGCGACTCTTGGACAATGAGCGCAGTATCCGTAGAGCGTTACGATGATTTTACTGGAGGTCTGAACCTACGTTCAGATCAATTCCAGCTGACTCGGAACGAGTCGCCAGATATGCTTAATGTGGAAATTGATCCACGTGGCGGTTTGTTTACCCGTGGTGCAATACGGGAGATAAATAGCACAGCTATTTCTCACACTGGTTCGTGGAACCCTGAACGGCTTTACAATTTTTCTGGAACTACGCCCACAATCATGTTGACTGCTTCAAGCAAAGTGTATAAGTCGACTGGTGGGAACTTTACGACTCTTCAGTATTCAGCTGGAAATGATGTGACTTCTTTGTCGTCCCATGGTGCATGTATGGCTCAATGGAGTGACACGATGTACATGTGCATGGGAACTGCTGGCAACGGTGGATACAAGTGGAAGACGACTGATACGTATGCGACAGCGTTGACTGCCTCTGGCGTCAACCCGAACCCTTGGCAGGCATATAATACTCCTACTGGTGGGAAGATGCCAACGGCTGAGCATCTTCTTGTTCACGCCAACAAGATGTTTGCAGCTAACACGACAGAGGCTTCTGTGACCTATCCGAATCGTGTTCGTTGGTCGCATGAAAACCTGCCTGAAGATTGGATGCAGGACGACTACATTGATTTTGAAGGTGGCGGAACCGGTGTTACCGGTATGGCTACCGTTGCTGGTCAACTTGTGGTGTTTAAGCCACGAGCCATTTATGTTGTGTATGGTTACGATGGCACAGACTTTCAGGTTGTTGAATTAACATCAAAACTTGGTGTTGCAAGCCACCATCATATGGCTGTTGCTGAAACAGGAGTTTATTTTTACTCGCATCCACAGGGTTTGTTTTACTATAATGGAACAAACATTCTTGAGTTGTCCGACAACATCAAACCAATTTATCCGTTAGGGCATGTTAACAATTCTGAAACAGACAAAATTTCTGTTTCGTTTATCAATCGTCGTGTATGGTTGGCGATGCCGTATTCGGTTACCACTAGCGTTACGGATGCGACTGTAAATTTTGTTTACGACCCTTCGATCAACAATGGTGCTTGGGTCAAGCATTCAACAGCAGATGGCAAAGCTGTAGTAGGTGGGGTTGACTGGACAGATACAACTGGCGTACCTAGGGCTTTGGCCATTCATGCAACACAACCAAGAGTTATGGAAGTTGACCTTTACAGCGAGGTGAATGACCGAATTGGTGGAACTAATCTCGGTTTCTCAACCTATTATCGCACAGGTTGGATTGATGGTCGCACATATTCTCAAAAGAAGATGTGGCGTAGACCCGACATTGTTGTTAAGCAGATTAATTCTACCGCACAGCTTAACGTAAAGGTGTACCATAATTTTGAGGAAGCGGTCGGCAACGAACGCAAAACGTTTGTTATCAATATTCCTGCTTCGGCATCCGGAATGATTTGGGGTGCTGGCGCATGGGGTTACGGTTCCTGGGGTGTAATGGCCCAGGGGGCACAGGTTATGCGTGGATCCAACCTTGGGTTGGCTCGCTCGGTCCAATTGTTGTTCACTGGCCCATCAGGAAAGTATTGGGGCATTGACAGCATTTCTTACAAATTCAATGCACGAAAGGTCAGTGGCTAATGGCTGTTACAATCCCACACACATTTACCAATGGAAACATTGCTGAGGCTGCTGAGGTCAATGCTAACTTCACAGCGGTCAAACTGTTCGTTGACAATCTTCAGGATGGCACCAATTTTACGGCTGGTGCCATTACCACAAACTCAATTGCCGATGGGGCAATTACGCAGTTGAAGATTGACCCGACAGTCATTTCATCTTTGGGTGCTAGTGGCGATGACTCTGGAATTGTATTGGGTGCACAGATTTTCTCATGATGTACGAACTCCAAATCCCCGCCCTGACGACTTTGCAGTCATCTGATGCTCGAGCGATTAGGGCCATTGTTGCCTCGCTTGTGTCCGAAATTTCCAGACTTAACAAAGAAGTTGAAGATCTTAAGGAACAGATGAAGCGACGAAATGACAATCGAGAAAGGCCAGTTTATGGCATACGACGCTAGCGTATTTGAAGCACGTCGGCGTGCTGCAATGCAGAACATTGCCGCACCGTCGGCAATGAATGTATATGACCAGTTTATTTCACAGCAACGTGGTCAACGCAATCTTGCAGATTTGCAACGCCAATACAACGAGGGTGCCCCTCGGGTTGTAGCAGGTTACGGTCGTCGTGGACTATTGGCACCATCGGTTAAAAGTGGTGCTTTCCGTAAGGCAATGGCAGAATATGCACGCAGGCGTGTTGAAGATACTTCTGCTTTGCAGCGTGAACTGGATATGTCTGCTGCTCAAGCAGAGTTGCAGAATCGTCAGTTGCGGTCACAGTACGCTCAGGATTTGCAGGATCTTGAAACCGACAAAGCACGTCAGATTCGAGAAGACGCTTTGGCGCTTCTTCGTTTGAGAGCAGGAGCATAACATGGCAGAAAACCAGAGAACCCCAGGTCGTAGCGCATATAGAGCAAATCGTATCAAAGTGTTTCCGACTGCCCAACCGTCAACGGATAATACAATTCCCGTTGCCTCATATGTTGATCCGACGGCTACACAAATTGCCGACACACGCCGTGGCACGGCTGACCGTGCTTCCGCAATCCTGAACCGTGGTCTTTACGGAACCAATCTTGACGTTTTAAATCCTGCACAACGTGCAACATATCTTCAGGGTCAAGGAATTGACACGAGACCTGCACAAAATGTGAACATTGATATTGCTGGAGCACTTGGTCTTGGCGGTGGAGGTTCAGGTGGCGGCGGACTGTCAGCATCTGACAAGCTTGCATTGCAGAAGTGGCAGTATGAGAAAGCGCAGGACGCTGAAGAAAAAGCACGTCAGCAACGCTCGTACGATCTCATGATTCAGCAACTTCAAAATGGTTCGTACCGTGGAGATGTGGACGCAGCTTTGGCAAGGATTGGCAAGATGGATGCCGCATCAAAGACTGGTATTGAATCGATTTATGGCGATGTTTTAAAGAACATTGGTGCCGGATATGACACGGCATCCGGTTTGACAACCGGTGCATACAATGCGCTCACAGATTACCTGAACCAAAACCCGAACAACGCATTTGCTGGTTTGACACAGCAGGTTACTGCTCCACAGGATCAGATGGCCCAGATGTTGGGTGCGTATGGTGTGTCGGCACCTGAAGTGGCGGCACAAATTCAGGCAGAACAGTTTGCTGGGCAGCAGGGTGCTGGGGCATTCAATACGCTTGCGGACTTTCTTGCTAGTGCGTCTCGTCAGGCTGATTTGTCTCGTTTGGCTGAAGCCAAGGCTGCTGGTGCGTTTGCTGGCACCCAGTTGGGTCAGGAACGTGCGGCTTACCAGTCGCAGGCTGCTAGGTCACGTCAGGATGCTTTGACCGCTTTGGCTGAGCGTACTGCTCAAGCCCAGTTTGATCAGGAACAGGCTGCCGAAGCAAGGCGACAGGCCATTGTGGATGCTCTTATTGCGGCCGGCATTGCCCCTCCTAATGGTTCTGGGGCTGGTGGCGCTTTGACGAAACTTGAGCAGACGATTAGGGCTGGTGGTGGAAATACCACGGAGGCGCAGTTCCAGCAGGGGGTTGATGAGTTGGCGTCAATCCTTGGTGGTATTGGGTTCCAAGGGTAACGAATCAGGTATTTGGTATGGATCCAAAGGTTTTAGCACAAATTGCCCAAATGTTTAAGGCAAACAAGCTTGGCGACCCCTCCAGCGCCGCCTTTGACCCAGTTCTCGCTTTGCTGACCGGAACCTATACACCCAAGCAACAGTTCACTGAGGAACAGCTTTTTGAG